TTTTAATGGAAGTCAAGATCCAACATCATACCAATCTCATAGTGGAAACTTTGGAGTGAGTTTGGGTTTTAATTTTCCTCTTGATGGTTCATTACAAGAACTTTGTAAGGCACGAGCTCGCGTAGAAATTACAAGACAGCAAGCAGAAGCAGATAAAGCAAGACTCGATTTTGAACTTGTGAGACTTTTAAAGTGTGGTGAGGCAGTGAGGAATGGAATTTCATTTCATCCAGATAGTCCTTATGCAAAAATATGTGCTGATATAGTAGTGAAGTATCCAAGAATACAGGATGTGGCAAATGGAAATAAAACCAATAAAAATTAATTCTTCTAGGATTGATGCTCCATCAATTATTCCAACAATAGAACCTCCCGTAATTAGGAAAGCAGAACGATCTGTGATACCAAGTGTTGATATGCCAATTATTAATATGCCAGATACGACTATCAATTATCCAGTAATTGATGTCCCAACACAAGAAGAGTTTGATTATGCAGTGAGAGCAGAACAAAAGAAACAAGAAGATCTAAAGGAAGAAAAACCAAGAGGTCTTCCAGATACTACCCCACCTCTTCAACTGAATCAGATTACTCAAACTCCTCCTTCCCAAGTGCCGATTGCTGAAATACCAGCAGATACTAAACCTCAACCCACTTTTAGTGTTTATGGAGTCGATATTAATTTACCTGACCCTTCTCTTGTTGCTACGGCTGGTGCTGTCGCAGTAGTAACCACTGCTGCGACAATAGCATCTACAACAGTTTTGAATGCTTTAAAGAATGCTGCAGAACCAATCATCAAAGAAGCAACCAAGAACAAATTTAAAATTAAAATCAAACAAGTTAAACCTGTCCTACATTATGTTCTAGCAGAAGAAGGTCATATTGATATCTTTGAATATTCTGCAGAAGGAACTCGTCTAGTAGAACAAGTAACTAATATAGAACAATACATTCGGGATCAAGTTGAAATTAATGCTCTCTATGAGATTGATAATAAAATAATTATTGATGATGTAATAAAAGATAAATTTACAAAAGAAGGCAAAGAAAGATTTAAACCTCTCTTTGCCCCCGCTAAAAAGATTGCTAAAAAATTAGCAGCTCGACTTTCTTTTTGATTCTAGTAAAGCAAAATCCTTCACTTTGGTTCCTCCTGAGTATTCCCAAGCATATCCTTCAGCAATCATACGATCATTAAGACATACATCATCAACATATAACCTTCCAAGAATTCTCCCATACTTTTCAGTTGAGTCTGGAAGTTCCGTTTTAATGAGAATATTTTTTTTACCATCAAGATTTTTTTTCAACCATTCTTTGACTTCTAATCCAAGTGCTTTTTCTTTGAGATCGGTTGTACGACTTTCCGGAGTATCAACACCACTAAGGCGTACTCGCTTAGTAAGAGAAATATCGAACCCAAGATCAATGTCCGCATCGATTGTGTCACCATCAACTACTCTTAATACCTGTTTTACTCTGTAGATATATGGGTCTTTATCCATTAGAATGGTAATTTAAACTTCTCAGTATTTATCTTAGGAATAGGAAGTTTATCAAATGCTTTAGTGACTTGCTTCTCCACAACAGCACCAACAAATTCTTCTGGATTATCCAAAATCTTTTGTGCTTTTTGGTAAGTAATATAAGCACCTACACAAAGAGCACCACTAATGGTGAGACTTGTGATTGATAGGATCAGACTCAGATGTTTCATCTTTCATCTCCAAATATGCTAACTTTAATATGTAGTAAATTACATAGGCAGTAAATATCAAACCAGAACAAAGAATTATAATTACACCCCAAGGAAATTCATTCATCCCAAACACCTTCTTGCTTGTGAATCCAAATTTTTAAATCTTTAACATACTTTCTTAGAATTTGTGCTTGTTCTTCGTGCCAAAAATCACCCGTCTCCATATGGAGACGGGTGTGGTTATCTATTGCTTTCAATATGTTGTGGATGGGGGAATTCCACGATTCTCTCTTAGGAGTGTTCCATTCTCTTGGCATTTGTATTCAACCGTATATAAATGTCCATTGTGTATAAAATCAACTTTACATAAATTGGGTCCAATTATAATATTACCAGCAATTAAAATTTCTAGTAACATTATTTTTTCTTACCACCGTTTTTTGCTTTCTTTGCTGTAGCATTGCCCTGGTTCTGCTTGGATTGTTTTCCTCCAGAAGAACCCTTCTTACCTTTGTTTGCTGATTTTGCCATTATGCTCCTGTGCGTGGTTGAACGAATCCTTCACCATCTTCTACTTTAGTTTCCAGTGCTTCCACTCTTGCTTCAAGAGTTTCTGGTGGTGCTTCAGGAGCAGGTGGTTCTGGTGGAGTTTCTACAAACTCCTCTCTTTTAGGTTCTTGCTTTTTTTCATCTTCATCATCTCCACCTTTCTTCATTGTATTAATACCAAAAGTAGCAGCAGATGCAGTGAAGACTGTAGCAATAAAAGTTGGGTCCATCTTAGATAGAGTACCCGCATAACTTGCAGTGAGAAGAGCAGCAGACCAACCCAAGATACATATACGAATTAGTTGTCCCATAGCATTTTCGTTTTTCTTAGTAGTCATTTTCCTTTGTGAATAGGGTTAACCTTTTTTCCAAGATTCACCTTCTGCTTTTCTTCTACGAGCAAGACCTGCTTCTACATTTGAACCAGGATTTCTGTAGAGATATAAAGCATCGGGAACTAAGTCCCATTCTTTATTCTTCAGTCTCTTAGTGATAGTATTAAAATCACCAGAACCATAAAAACCAGCACCGAGATTATAAGCAAAAGAAAGTAGGGCACCTTTTTTACCATCAGACATTTCATTCCAGTGTGGAATTTTGCGAAGTGCAGGAAGAAATTCTCTCTTGCATTGTTCAATCAAAAGTTCATCTGCTTCTGTTTGTGTGAGAGTATCACCCATATGGAATGCAGATCCATCCTTCTTGCGGGTTGAACCCCAACCAATTGTGATTGGAAGTCCACCAGTGAGAGGATCTGGATATGCTTTCAGATGGCATCCTTCAAACTCTTTGATTAATTTAAGACCCATCATAGGCATATCGTCACCACCAACTACAGGAGCGGCAGCAGATGGTGCTGATGCTGGTGCCGCATTACCCTTTTTTCCTCTGTAGATCTCCGCCCAATCTACGTTATCTTCCAGATACTTGACTGGTAGGTTATCTTCTAACCATTGAACTGCTTTCACATGATTAGGGTTCTTCTCGTCATAGAACTTGAAGAAGTTATGTAAATCGATTCTTGCCATTGTCGTCTCCAAAGTATTTGTTGAAAAGTTTGGAAGCTTCTAAGTGCTTTCCGTGATTTGTAAGATCTTTAATTCTTTGTAAGATCTTTCTCTTGAAATTAATCGAGGAGTTTTCATTCTCCATAAGTATTTAACCAATAATACTCTCTCTCCAATCTTCACTCATATTCACCATAATTGCTTCTGCTGCTTCTGGAGTTTCAGCATATCCTTCATCAAGTAAGTGTGAGAGGATGATGTCGTAGATGTCTACTTGTTCTTTTTTAAGTTTTGATTTTGCCTTTGCTGCTTTCTTACTATGAGTATCAGCAACATTTATCATTCTATTGCTTCTTTCTTTATTTCTTTCTGCGCGTTTGTGCGCTCTTAATGCCCGATTATGACTCATAAAAGCAGTTGTGTCTGCTGTTTCTGCATCTGCTCTCGTATCTGCTTCTCTTTCTGCCCTATATTCAACTTTTCTCATCATTTTGCCGACAGGAAGTTTTTTATAAGACATTTCACTCAACTCATTATTATTACTAACGACTTCCAAATATGCTTCTTGAAGACTACGAAAATCTTGTGCGTCCATCTTGCGAATCCTTTTTAGTTATTTATATTTTAAAAGCAGTCCAACCTTTCTCTTGTTTCCTTTTACCAGAAACCACATCATAAAGATGTTTTAAATTATTTTGTCTTTGGAATTCTTTTAAATTATTGGTATTATATTTAACCCCATCTGGTGATATTATGACATAAGTATTTTTACAGACAGATTGAGTTCTTTTATCTACCAACTCTTTTGATAATTTTCTTCCTTTTAGAGTATTACTTATTTTTCTTTTTGTTTCCTCACTTTTTGGGGAATATATCCTACTCAAAGAACTTTGTCTTATTTTTTCTATTGCTTCTGGTGTGTGTTTCCACCCACTACATTTCTCTTTAAGAATTACTCTGGTGGAATCTTTGACTACTCTACCAGAAGCACCTTCACCACCAAAAGTTTTATTCAAAAGAATTCCACCATCAATCTTTCTGCCGAACACACTTATCATATAAGTTTCGTGTTTAAATGCTTCCTCTTCTATAAGATTTTGTTTGAGAAAGATTATTCTATTTTTATCTTTTGGAACAGGACAAGGTTTTCCACTACCTTCAAATAATCTATATCTTACTCCCTTACCTATGTAATAAGGAGTTCTATCCTCACGCAAATAGGCATAGGTATAAAACCTGTTAGGATTTATCATTTCTACTCTTAAATTGGTTCGCAATAGTATTTATACAAGAAAAGGAGCATTTCTGCTCCCCCTCTACCTTAAAGATGCGAACCAATTAAGGCATTATTATTTATCAATCAAAGATACGACCCCATCCGTCCCCTCCGGTAGGTGCCCAACGGTGCTTAAGAACTGCTTTGGTATAAATGGTTTTCTTACCATTCGTTACGGGACCAGTATAATTGTCATTGAGAGAACCATAAGGATCATTAATATAATATCCCTTACCATCTGGAGTCTTACCAATGACCACGCACATGTGCCCACCAGTAGGAGAAGTTAGAGAACCACGGTGAAGAATACCAATAACAACAGGTTTTCCTCTATCAAGACTCTTATCAATATCAACAAAACTTAAATTATAACTAAAGTGTGATTTAATACCATAACCTTGTAGAACTTTAGTTTGAACTGCATGGTCTGTAGTATCACCAATCGCAAATACTTTCTTAACATACTCATCATCACCTTTAATGCTTCCTGGTTTGAGGAAAGCAAGACACATTGCACACGATGAAGAGTTGCAAGTTCTTTGTGCATCTCTATAGTTGTCTACTTGGTTAAAGTATGGAACATCAAGAACTGCTGGAGTTGGTGGTTTTGTTCTAAAAATTCCAATCCATTCAGATTCTGAGTCATCCATAAATTGAGCAGGAAGGTTATCCTCTAACCATTGAACTGCTGATACATGATTCGCATTACCATCATCATAATACTTGAAAAAGTTATGAAGATCTAATGTCATTTTTTATATTTCTAAACACTGAAGATATTTATCCATTTCAATGCCTATACTCTTCTATTTTGTCAATAACCTTATTTAAATAATGGTGTGCCAACCATTTTGGATCATATTCAGTTTTATTCATCCACTCCTTATCTAACTCAGATTTTAATTTGAGAACTTCACACTTAATGATTTCTTTGGTCAATTGTCCGCGTGGCATAATACTAAAAAACCCTGCTGCTTATTTAGCAACAGGGTTTCATATTATATCTTATTATTTCAAACTTGTGATGTTTCCCTAACAGTTATCTTCACATATTCGAAAACCACTTCTGGAGTAGTCGTTTCGTAAGGGTCGGTGTCTGCATTGTCCCGTTGCCCCACTTCAACGAATAGTTTTTCGATGATTCCGTTATCCACGACTGCAGCATAACGCCAAGAGCGATCTCCGAAACCAAGGTTAGACTTATTGACAAGCATTCCCATAGAACGTGTGAAGTAAGCATTGCCGTCTGGAATGAGTTTGACTTTCTCAATGTTTTGGTCTTGTGCCCAGGCATTCATCACAAACCCATCATTAACAGAGATGCAGTAAATATCGTCGATGCCGAGACCCAGAAAGTCGTCATATTTCTCTTCGAATCCAGGTAACTGATAGGCACTGCAAGTAGGAGTGAAAGCACCAGGCAAGCTAAAAATAACCACACGTTTTCCATCGAAAAGATCTGCAGATGTTTTATTTACAAACTCACCAGACTCACGAAATACGAATTCTACTTGAGGAACTTGATATTGTTCTTTACGCATAGTAACCTCCATCAAAATACACCTGGAATTACTTGCCCAGTAACAAGATAAGAACCGACAGCAGCAACGAATCCAATCATTGCAAACCAACCATTAATACGTTCCGCCTTTTCAGTAAAAAGATTTTTCATTTTGTTTCTCCTCTTTTAGTTGTGTTTTGAATAACAATAAATTTGTCTTTCTTTAGGGTGCCTGCGATACAAACTTTAAGTTCATCATCATCAGACCAGGCACCTTCTTCTACAAGTTGTTGAAGGGCAAGACTAAGTTGCCCAAGCATTCCAGCACTCATCAGTAAGTTTCTGCGACTTTCTCTACAGCATAACCCAAAAGTACGAAAAAGGCAACTGCAGTGAGTGTGAAGATTACTTCAGTCATCAGAAGACTCCGAAGAAGAAGTTGCCAGTGCTAGCATAAGAAATGATACCAGCAACAAAACCGACCATTGCCCAGCGTCCATTGGCAAGTTCTGCACGTTCAGCATAAGTCTTCATTCCATATTTGATAGCATCTTCGTCAGAAATATAAACAGGGGGTTCAATTGCCCACATATTTTGCTGACCACGTTCATTGGTTGTTACAGTCATATAAGTTTTGTTAAGAAACATTACAAAAGTATATAGCAAAAATAAAGAGGGGTCAAGCCCCTCTAGTAGTAATTTATACCTAATTGTATTATGATTTTCTAAATTATATTCACCAATCAATATTTTTTCTAATCTTAATGTTATAATTCCAAATCTCAGAAAATATAGAACTATTCAAATCGTTATCATTAAAAGTTTCATTAAGAGCATTTAAATCTTTCGGAAAACAAGTTCCACCAAATCCCCTGTCTCCATCAATACCCGGAACCAAACTATGAGATTCACCAATCCTTTTATCCAAACAAACACCACTTCTAACTTTTTCAAAATCAATTCCAAGTTTGTCACATAAATCAAACATTAAATTAAAATAAGTAACTTTCATTGAAAGATATGTGTTAGAAAAGTATTTTATTGATTCAGATTCTTCAGAAGAAACTAAAATAGTTTTGATATGAGGAAAATAGTTTAAATAAAAATTTTCTAGTTTTTGAGATGATTCTTTTTCTCCACCAATAATATTTCTATCAGCATTATTAAAATCTTCTACAGAATTTCTGGCAGTTAAGAATTCTGGATTATGAATTATTTTTAGATCTAATCTTTTTTCACTCAATTCCTCGGTAGTTCCAATAGGAACAGTAGATTTTATAACAAAAATTCCAGATAGATTTTTAGGAAGAGTATCAAAAAATGATTCAATATAAGATAAATTACACCCTCCACCCATTTTATTTTTCATTGGTGTTGGAAGACAAACAAAAACAATATCTGAATTTATAGTTTCATCATAAGAATTTAAAGATTTGTTTTCATCAACATCAAAAACAAATAAATTTTGAATCTTATTTTTTAGATTTTGGTATATGGCATTACCAACAAATCCATTTCCGATTATTCCAACTTTCATTATGATCTTTCCTTCTGTATAATGTATGCTCGTCCTTGTTCATCAAAACCATCAATTTCAATAAGTTGTGTCTCTGTATTAATATCATCATTTGGCACTAAACAAGTATATGGTCCAGGAATTCTATCATCATTATTATAATTTCTATGTCCAGAAATGTGATAGT